GGTATCCGTTCTGCTGAAGTGTCATGGCGTTGATTTTACGGTGACTCTTCGACAGTGAAAAGAAAAAAGGCCGCAGAGCGGCCATAAACACAAGCAAAAATCAATAAGTTAGATAATTATCAAAGACTTACAGACACACAAAAACACAGCCAACCACAACAAATAACAGGGATGTGGTCAATTTGTGGATCATCAGCCAACAAATTTAGCAACAAATACAGCAACCGCCGCCGTGAAAATGGTTGTGCATACTGGCACAATAATGCCACTCCAACGCCACTTCGTATTATCATCAACCTTGTCAAACCGCCGATTCATCTCATCCATAATCTTGTCAAAGCGTTTATCCATCGCTTCGGTAAGCTCACCCTTCAGGCTGTTAATGTCTGATTTGAGCTGCTCTTTCAGGTGAGCTGTATCAGATTTAAGCTCACCTTTCAGATTCGCAATATCGCATTTAAGATCACCTTTCAGATGAGCAATGTCTGCTTTGAGCTCACCTTTCACCTCACCAACATCAGCTTTGGTTGAGAGGTTTGTAGTGCGTTCAGTAAGCGTCGCAAGGTCGTTTCTTGTTAGCGATAAATCACCTTCGAGCCGCTCAATTCGCCTTTCAAGTTTATCTGACATTCCGCCTCCACTATCACCGCCTCCCCCATCGAAAGAGTTGCCAATGTCCTCACGAATAAGGGTTATGCCATGCTCACTTTTAGCATATGCCACTCAGATTCCCTCCCAAACTATATATCCTTTGTCTCTTGCCCAACAAACAACTGTGTGGGCTGTATATGTGGATGTGAAGCCGCAATAAGAACATGACACTTCATACCGAGTATTGTAGATGTTAATGGGCTCGTTCTCCTTGTGTATGGGAGTGACATATTCCCAATCATTTGAATCATCATAATCATCAAGTTCAGGGTCTGTGCCGTGAACAACCGTATGTGGAATAAACAAATCTGGGCGCCCACACGAGAGACAAGAGGTTCTGGCTCCTCTATCTTTGAGGAATTGAATAAATAATTTGGGCGAAATCTGTTGCAGAACCTGCAAATGCCCACGTTCATTATCATTAAGAGACCTGTCTGCATATGGAAAATCATCAAATTTAAGAGGCTTCATATAAGGCATCTCCAAGGGGATTAAATCTCACCGCATCCTGCAGGTAATCCGGCGCAAGATGGGCATAAATCATCGTTGTCTGAATCTTTGCGTGCCCCAAAATTTTCTGGAGGGTCAGAATATTGCCGCCGTTCATCATGAAATGACTGGCGAAGGTGTGGCGCAGCGCATGAACAGCCTGGCCGTCAGGAACATCAGGTGCGACCGTTTTGATGACATCGCGAACCAATGGATAATCCAGCGTCGGAAACACCAGTTTCCCGCCCCGTTTTTTGATCTTTTCAAACAGGCTTTCAGAAATAGGAACGGTACGGTTTTTGCTGTTCTTCGTTTTTGAAAAAGTGATTCGACAATGAAGAACACGGCGCTGCTCCAGTGCCGCTACCTCGCCCCATCGCGCCCCGGTCGACAGAAGGATTTCGACAGCCAGCCGTTCATCGGGATTTTCAGCCAGTGCATCCAGCAACTGAACACATTCAGACTTACTCAGATATCCCATTTCGCGCTCGTTAACCTTCATTCCTTTAAGGCCTTGAACGGGGTTATCGTTAAGAAAATGGCCGGATGAGATGAGTGCGGTAAACATCGCGCTTAACGCCCCAATCTCTCGATTAATGGTGCTGGGCTGTATCCCCTGCTCTATCCTGGACACACGTAGCTCGGTGAGCATCGTTGTATTAAGTTTATGCACACACGGGTCATCCATTGCCTCACTCAAGCGCAGCAATTTAAGGCGCGTGTTATGCCCTGACTTCATTAGCTGGCCGTGGTATTTCCACCACAAGTCAATAAGCACTGACAGAGGACGGCGATCAATAGAGTTTCCTTTCCACTCATTGTTATGCTGTTGCGCCAGCACCCACCGCTCATATAAAACTGCATCCGATTTCGTTTTAAATTTTTTGCGAATGCGTTTGCCTTTACGCCCCTCAGGGCGCATGTCAAGAAGATACCCTCCCGGAATTGATTTTATGCTCATTCGTGAAACCCCAGCGTTACAAGACCACCATGCCCCCAGCGTTCCATGATTAGCCGGGCTGTGTACCAGTCTTGCGGGATTTTTGAGAAGACGATGTGTTTTCTGGCCCATCAGGGGAGAGAGAGGGACTGATCTGCCCAGCAGCCTCATTTGTTTTTCCCGTCATAAGCCATATAGTGTATTTTTCGAAATCCTTAGAATTAATTACGCGATCAACAACGCTTAAACCAACCTCTCTTTTACCGCTCTCATAATTCTTTATAGTTCCGAGATTTATCCCAGTAACATCAGCAAACTCAGCTTGAGTTAACCCTTCACTTTTCCGTATCTCTTTCAGTTTTTTTTCGTACCCACTTGACATGGTGGTCTCCAGACGACTAAATTAACCCTAAAAGTCGCCTAGAGACGACTTTTAGCAACAAATAACCACAGACTGAACAGGTTATCACATCATGACAAAGCTCTTGAACACATACGAGCAAGCGGATTTTGAGCGTTTGGCGGCGTTCTACCCATACCGCGATGAGCATGGATTACCGGTACTCGAAGAAAGCCTGAAAGATTACGCGAAGCGTACCAATCAAACTGTTAATGCAGTGAAAAGGCAGGCTGACAGAGCAGCCCTTCCCATCAACCAAGAAGAAAAAAACTCAAAACGTACAGTAAATCTCTTCGCAATTTTCCTGAAAACCATCAGAAACGCAGAGAAATACGTGCAGATGACAAAATAACGAGGTGTCATTTTATGCTGAAGCAACGCCGTAATTTTCGTACCGAAACGGAACGCCAAGCTAACCGTTTCGCTACCAGCGCATCACGCAGCAACATCCGCTACAGCCTGAGCGAGACGCACGCAACGCCAGATGGCCATACAGTAAAACAAATTGGCGAACACACCTGGCTGATTGAAAAAGCTGGAATCGTGGTTCACAGATGCCAACGCAACCCATTTACCGGAAACCGCATTTTTGCTCTGAGCAACGGTGACAATCAGTTTGGACAGGATTTCACATTGTACGAAGCACTTCGCACGGTTGATCGTCTGCTTCGCGGGCAAAGTTTTATTAAACAGACTGATTTATAACAGGTGCGTTATGACCAAAGAGCATGCACAAGGTGTATTTATCCGTTTTATTGATTTTCGCGGTGAACTGTTATTGCGCGCATCAGCTATTGATGGAGTTGTCCCATCAGAAAAAAATGCAGCTACTTACGTTTATCTGAACGGCACGCGCCTGACCGTAGAACTTCCGTACCAGACTGTACACGGAATCATTAGCGAAGCTGAAAAAGCACGTAAGATTAATGGCGATGAACCCTATATCGAAATTATTTGTATGGATTCAGAAGCTGAAATTCAGAAAGCAGATTAAAGGGCGTTGCGATGGGCAAAGAATATAAAACTCTCATTAACAAAGCACTTGAGCGTTTTTATTTTCGCTTAAGTGCATCAGGTGCTCATGCTGAACGTGCAGCCCGTGACTCATTGACCAGGGCAATCCGGAGTCTGTATGACGTGGCTTTTTACGCTGATGATCTGGATGCACTTAACGAACTTTCCGAGCTGATCTGTGCCGCAGAATGCGGGGAACATATTGAACCGTATAAGCTGGGGAATATTGCATGAGTATATTTATCTCATGGCTTGTCCTGATTATTTCGGTGGTCTGCGCCATTGGGATTATGCAAATTATTCATTCAGTAAAAAAGATTGAACGCATTTTCACTGGCGAATAACAGCGCAAATAAAAACCCTAGGTTAAATAAGAAAATGTAAAAACAATCCGCATTCGCGGAGGTATTCGCACACGCCCAGGAGGCGTAATGGCAATTAAGCATTTTCCTGTCGTTCGTTTCACTTCCAGAGGACGTGAATACGAAGTCGACGAACGCCTGATTACCACAATCGACAAACACCGCTCAGAAAAGGATGCACACCACATCTATCTCATTGACGGTACTTACTTCTGCGCCACTAATGTGGCGCGGGTGAATCTTATCCGACAGGTACAGGATCCACGCAAATGAGCAGGAGAAGAATCACTCGCAGACATCACCGCACACACCTGAATTCCTCAGCAACGCTAAAGGCACTTATTCAAAGCGAGATCGGTGATTTCTTCGCGGGAGTTGGCTCACCAGGTGAACCAGAAACACCAGAAGCGATGCAGCGTGAGCTCATGATACGCATAGATAACACTTTTGATTTCTTCTACAGCATGCACGGCATTAAACAGAAATGAACCTCAAGCCAGCAATAACTACTCGTAGAACGCCAATTTCTGTAACCGACCGCTTCTGAGTTTTTTGGCAGGAAGCCTTCGCACATCCTTAGTAGAGAGAATTGCAGCATGATTGACGCTCATGACTTCACAAGATGGGTGCGCACACAGGACACCCGTCTGGCTCCCATTCTTCGGGGATTATTTGATCTCTACATTCGTGGTCGTGACAACAGAGCACGCACCACAAAACCGGAGAATGTGGATACCCTTTATTTCACAGTAGACGACTGCTACCGCGTGGACTTCACACCACACGGACTGGCGTTGCACTGCCTGACACCGCACGGCGAATCACTGCTGGCGTATTACGACTCCCCGGCCTCCGTATTTGCGGCAATGCTGGCGCATCGCACTGCTGGCGGGTGTGCCTCGCTGAGTGAATACACCGCTGAGTTTAACCGCCTTTCCGCCCTCTTCTCGCAGGAGTGGCAGCGCGTGACGGGATACCAGCCATGAGTGAGTTTGCATGGAGCTGGAATGAACCACGGCCAGCCATTGATCCGGCCAGATTTACGGAGCGCAGGCAGGAAACTGAAACCGACCTGCAACGCGCCATCCGTTACTACCTTGAGGCAGACAAAAAGGCCCAGGAAGAACAGGAAGCGAAAGAGGAAGCCTTTTTCGCACAATCCGCCATGGGTAAAAAACTCATGGCATCCCTTGAGGAAGCCGGACAGCGTGAAAAGCTGGCACAAAGCATCATCAGTAAGCGTCGGGCAACAGAACAAGACCCGGTGGCCCGTGCCTTTGCCACACTGAAGGTGCTTCCCGTTTATCTGCGAGAACCCCTGAGCCGCCACCTCTCGTTCCTGCGCAAGAAGCAGGAAGCCGATCGTCAGAAAGGCAAAAAGAGCTGGCAGGCCGAACGCTACGCGCGCGGAAACCTGCGCAAAATATTCGAACGTCTGGAGCGCACCGACAGCCGCTGGCTGACACAGGGGTATCGCTCCCTTGCCGGACGCGAACGCCTGGACGATTTGCTTTACCTGCCGCAGCTCAACAAACACCAGATACAGACGCTGGCCACCATGACGGCGGCGATGTTCAGCAGCACCTTCGAAAAACTCTGCGATGGCTTTGGCGCGACCGATGGTGAGCTGACCATGGATGTAACGCTGAAGGCGTATCAGATGCTGGCCCGCATGGCGTTACACCTGCACGCCATGCCTCCACATTATGACGCACTGACAACAGATAGAGATCGGAGGAACGAACCGGACACGGAGCTGCTGCCAGGCGCAATCCTTCGCCTGACCTGTGCTGAATGGTGGAAACGCAAACTGTGGCTGTTACGTTGCGAGTGGAGAGAAGAACAACTCCGCGCCGCCTGTCTGGTTTCCAGAAAAACATCGCCCTATCTGAGCCAGGACGCGTTAAGCGAGTTTCGCGCACAGCGCGAGAAAACACGCGATTTCCTGAAAAGTTTCATGCTGGAAAACGAAGACGGGTTCACGATTGATCTCGAGACAGTGTATTACGCGGGAGTAAGTAACCCGGTTCACCGTAAGGCAGAAATGATGGCCACCATGAAGGGGCTGGAACTTCTGGCCGAGGCCCGTGGCGACAAAGCGGTGTTTCTGACTGTCACCTGCCCATCAAAATACCACGCCACAACAGAGAACGGTCATCCGAATCCCAAATGGAACGGGGCCACCATGCGCGACTCCAGCGATTACCTGGTTAACACGTTTTTTGCGGCGGTCCGCAAAAAACTGAACCGCGACGGTCTGCGCTGGTATGGCATCCGCACGGTGGAGCCTCACCATGACGGCACCGTGCACTGGCATATGATGGTCTTTGCTCATCCGGAAGAAATCGACAGCATCGTGGCCATCACCCGCGATATTGCCATTCAGGAAGACCGCCACGAGCTGGGCAATGATATTACTCCGCGCTTTAAGGTGGAGTATGTCGACGGCTTAAAAGGCACACCAACCAGCTATATCGCGACCTACATCGGAAAAAACCTGGACAGCCGCGCCGTGGATGGCATCGACCCGAAAACGGGCAAACCACGCGTTGACCACGAAACCGGAAAATCAATGGCCGAGAGCGTGGAGCGCGCCATCGGCTGGGCGCGCCTTCACCGGGTCCGCCAGTTCCAGTTCTTTGGCATCCCCTCCCGTCAGGTGTGGCGTGAACTGCGCCGCCTTGCCAGCCAGATGGCACGCAACCCGGAAGGCCCGCAACGGCTGAAGGATGACGCAATGGATGCGGTACTCGCTGCCGCTGATGCCGGGTGTTTTGCCTCCTACATTGAAAAACAGGGTGGCGTACTTGTTCCACGCAAGGACTACCTGATTCGCACCGCCTACGACCTCGCAGATGAGCTGAACGATTACGGCGAACAGAGCGTACAGATTTACGGGATCTGGTCACCACTCATCGGGGAATCCTCCCGTGTGTGCACGCACCCAGATAACTGGAAGCTGGTAAGACGTAAACCGGAAGCGGAAGACAGCACCCGCGAAAATGGTTTTGACCTTCAGGGCGGCCCTGCCGCCCCTTGGACTCGTGGCAATAACTGTCCCCGTGTACAGGAAACGGACAACAACGGGACAGAACAGCCGGAAGAACGGCCAGCACCGCGGCCGCAGCTTCCTGACGGCGTTGACGTGAATGAATGGATGCGCTCACTGAAACGGCACGAACGCCGGGCGCTGATGCATTCGCTGCGTGACAAACAGGCAAAAAACAGCAGTGATGAAATGCAGAACTGGACACAGAGCCGCAAACAGCCACGGCCTTTGCCTGATAACCACGAGTTACTCGCTAAAGAATGGCGGGAGTCTGCTGAATCTCTCGGCCTGCATATCGGTGAACAGCAGATGCAGCACCTGTTACGGGGCGGCAGTCTGTACGTTGACGGCAGCATCATTGCACCGCAGGGATTTGAAATTGTACGCAAACCAGATACCCGCCCGGACAGCCGAATCACGCAACTCTGGCAGCGCCTGAGCCGTAATCACGGCGTAAGCAGCACGGAGATCCGCCATAACCCGGTCGCCAGCTATCTGGAACAGCTGGGGGCATCAGACCCCGAAGCCGCCGCACACCTGGCATCCACACTTCAGCAGGACCAGAACACCATGAAAACCCCCGTTACCGTGCTTTCTGACATGCTGCGCGCCATCCGTGACGCAGAGCACGCACAGAGAATCAGTGAAACCACTGAACGCGCCCACCGCAAAGCAGACCTGCTGCGGGGTAGCCTGACCAGTGGAAACAAAAAACAGACAGAAACGGGACTCACAAATCCCGTAAATGAGCAAAAAACGTGCCGCGATATATGAAGCGCGCACAAAACAGGCAAAAGCGGGATTTAAAAATCCTGTAACCGATTAATTAATCAACATAAGGAAAAGCGACATGAAAATTTGTATCGACGACGGCTCCACCAACATCAAGCTGGCATGGACTGAGAACGGCGAACGCCGCAACGCCATCAGCCCGAACAGCTTCAAGTCGGAATGGTCTGCGCCGTTCGGTGGCACGCAGCCCGCGAACTACATGCTTGATGGCGTGCGCTATGGTTTTGATCCGGTCAGCGATCGCTTTGTCCAGACGACCGACACGCAATACCAGTACAGCGATGTGAATATAATTGCCATTCATCACGCGCTGGTCAAATCAGGCATCACACCACAGGAAGTGGATGTGGTTGTCACCCTGCCACTAAGCGAGTATTTCGATACAAACGCACAGCCGGACATGGCCAACATCAACCGCAAAAAAGCGAACGTCATGCGCCCGGTGGAGTACCAGAACGGCGAAGCATTCACTATCCGTAACGTACGGGTTATGCCTGAATCCATTCCGGCTGGCTTTAAGGCACTGGCTGACATGAGTCCGTTTGAATCCCTGCTGATTGTGGATTTGGGCGGAACCACGCTGGATGTGGCAAAGGTTCAGGGGCAACTGGCAGGTATCAGCCAGGTGTTTTGCGATCCACACGTGGGCGTTTCTCTGATGGCCGATGCCGTACTGTCGGTGATGGCCACTAACGGTATGCGCACCAGTCACCACATCGCCAATACCATTATCGAACATCGCCATGATGAAGCCTGGCTGCGCCAGCACATCCACAATGACGCGCATTACGCCAGCCTGATGGCGGTAATTCGTGAAAAGGAAGAAACACTGAAACAACGCGTGATCCGCGCGCTGGCGGGTTTTTCGGGTTACGGGCGGGTGATGGTTGTCGGTGGAGGGGCGGAGATTGTGGCACCCGCTATCCGCGAAGCCTGCGGAGTTAATGCGACTTTCATCGCGGACGGGGTGCCACAGTTTGCTCTGGTTAATGGGCTGTACGCAATGGACAAGGAGTAAACCAATGACGACTCCAACCAGACGGATAAGTTTCTATCTGAAGCCCACCGCCGTCAAGAACGAAGGAGAAGCATGCGCCTGGCTGGACAGCCTTACACCAGAAGCCCGCAAAAGCGGCCAACGCGTGGCTTTTCTGGCCGGGCTGGCACTTCTGAAAATGAATCCGGCAGAGGCTTATCGACTGGCTGCATGGGCTGGTGATGAAGCGTTATCAGTGACACAAACCAGGACAGAACGCCCCGCATCACAGCCAGTATCAACCGCACAGATAACCAGTCAGATGGCCGGAAATATCCGGGCGTTATTTCCTGAATAACACAACATCAGGGCGAGTTCGCCCTGCTCTCCACCTCAGAACATAAACAAGGAGAACGACTTAATGAGCGAAATCAACTATCAGGCATTACGTGAACGTTATTCACCTGTGCCAGTACCGAAATGCCCTATTTGCGGCGAGGAAATGTCAATTCAGCGAATATCTGGAGCACAGGTTGTTTATGCCTGCTCCGGTTATGGTGATGATGGAGATTTCAAAATTGGCCGAACTCTTGCTGACGAACATTATGAAAAATCACGCGTAACAGTGTTGGATGTCGGGGATCCTGAAGTATTGGCGCTACTTGATTGGCTGGAAACCAAAGACAACCGAATCGCTGAACTGGAAAAAATCGCCACTGACTATGCACTTAAATTCCAGAAAGCACAGGACGCATTAAAGCATGCCGCTTTGCTGCATAGCAGGACGGCGCAACAAACAAATAATTTTGCAGTATCGCTTCCGGACATAAGCGAATATTTCATTAATGACGTATTTCAGCCCTTGCGATACGAGCGGGATGTTGAAAGAGCCATCATAAAGGCTGGCGGAAAAGCATTGTGGCAGGAGAAACACGAGGACAGAACGCATCAGTCATGCGATGTAAATTGTGGATGGTTTAGCCCACTGACGACAGATAAAAATAACACCTGATCCCCCTCAAACCAGGGCGATAATCGCACATCGCCCTGCTGCACAATAGTGCACAAATTTGCACAATTTTTTTGAACGAATTTTTGCCCTTCCAGCCCGCGTGGCGGCTGGATCCGTCAAGGATCCGTGCGTGCACAAAAAAACGCGCTTTTTCTGCGCGCAGGTGACGGGGGAACAGCCCGCGTTTCAGGGGGTAAATAGCGTTCCCTTAACGATGTCGCAGCGACACGACAGAATGGCCGTATTTCTCACGCTGAGCGTGAAAAATACGTGAGGGATTCTGATTTGATGGGGTGAAAGGTAAGGCCGTCAAAATCGCACTGAGGCGGCGAGAACATGCAGTCAACGCGGTGGGATTGCGTAAGAGTCTGACCGTCGATGGTGGCGATAAACTGGAAGGCGTCGTGAAATTATCTGACTGATACAGGAGCTGGAGAGTCGGGGCATAAATTTTTTATGCCCCGGCGAAGCAGCAGACAAGCGAAGCGCGTCAGGATGTGGGCTGGATGTCTAACAGTGCGTAAGGGTTAAAGCGGATCACCTCTTCGCCAAGCCAGTCATTGATGTGCTTCATGGCCTCCATGACGGGCATCAGCTCGTTAATTGCGTAAACCCGCGCGGCCTTCTCCACATCACCAAACGCACTTTTTTCACCCGGCATCGCCCCCATCAGTTGCGGCGGAACGCGGTGCGCAGCCAGCACATCATCACGGGATGCCGCTTTAACATTCATGAACTCATCCTTTGCGGTGATCTGCTGGAACGGCAAAATTTGCACCCCCTCTTTGCCCCCGTTGGGCGCATGAATGAGCACGTTTTTAAACGCACCACCACCACGCGCACCCTGTAGCGTTTCTTTCAGGGAGTCCATGCTTTCGCGGTTTACCTGCGCTGCACCGATGTAGATGATGCACCCGGCGTGGGATCCGTTGTCGTAATACAGTTTTCTGAACATGTCCGCCGAATGAGACAGGCTGGCCGAGAGTAATGCGCCGAGATATTCCGGCATGCCGTAGATTTCCTGGTTAATGTCAGGATTCATCAGGTGACACACTTTGCCTGGGCGAAACTGAAACGCATCCTTGCCATCCTGCACATACCACCATGATTCAAGATCGCTTCCGCGTCGCATGTATTTCGCCAGGGCGTGCCGTAATTTAAGCGGTTCGCCGAGCATATTGCTTCGAAGCTCAAGGAATGCGTTACCGAACACAAACCAGTCCAGCGCCAGCGCCGAGAAATCCTGCCGGGAAAGCAGCGGGTGCGGGATGTAGCAACCGAGTAATACATTGCGCTTAAAGTAAAGCGCAGATTGATGCCAGGACGTTTGCCGGGCAGCTCTTGCCAGACCGTACCAGTCCACCGGGGTTTCATACCACCGCCCGTTATCAGCACAGTACATATTGTCCAGCAGGTCATGCCCGGTCAGGCGGTAAGGACCATCAAATGTGAATGCACTGAGCGATGATTCTTTCCTGAGCGCATCAGCGAGATCAATGCGTGAACTCATGCGCACTTTTTTATTTTTTCTGCTCATCAGAACTCCATAACCGTGAAACGCTCGTTTTCTCCTTCGCCGCCAATCGGTTCGTTAATGACAGCAAGCATGGTTGCCCACGCAAGGTCGCCGTGGCTAATCCCCCTCGCGCGGTCCGTTTCGTAAGTGATAAAGCCGCCCGGTGTTTTCACCTTACGCACGGCGTTAAAGGCCGCGACCAGCTCGCGTTCGGCGCGATCGTATTCCCACCGCCCGGCACGCATTATTTGCAGCATTTTCAGTACCAGCGACCGTTTTGATGACAGCGTGAAGGTGTACGGAATAGCTGCAGGGAAAAACCGTTTCACTATCTGATAAACAGCCTCCCCGTTCCCGCCCGTCACATCAATGCCGATGTGTTCCACGTTGTAGCGACACGTGAACTCTTCAATGACTCTGGCCTGTTCTTCAAACTCCAGCCCCTGAACGCGTCGCGTCTCCACCGTTCGAAAACGGCCACCAGGAACAGACGGAGGAACCACCACGGACACAGCGCCGCTGTCGCCGTTGCCACTGCTGCCGTTTGCGTCATACCCAATCCATACCGGACGATTCCCCATCGGGCGGGGAGCAAAAGGTTTCCAGTCTTTCCAGTCGTCGTATCCGTCAACGCCGCAGCCAATCAGGATATTCAGGTTAAATGCCGATTCCCCTTCGCGGACAAACTCACACATATAGAGATTGAGGAACTCGTCTTCGGTGTTTTCATCACGAATTTCGTCGATATCGGTGTGTTTCCAGCCGTGATTAACCACATCTTCCAGCGTGACAATTTGCCGCCACGTCCGGTCAGGGCAGATAAGCCCGTTATGCAGCGTTTTCCAGTCCACAGAAAAACGCTGGCGTTTATGCGAGGCCTTTTTCTCGTTCCAGCGGTCGCCGTTCCAGTAGGCGTATGCCTCGTGCGTTTCGGTGGATGGCGTGGAGAAGTAGGTGCGCCGCAGTCCGCTGAGGGTTGCCATAGCGCCAGCCACCTTGCGCAGTTCAGCAAAGCGACTGACCCAGAAAAATTCATCAAAATAAAAATTGCCCGTATAGGACTGTGCCGACGCAGCAGAAGTGCCGAGAAAATGCAGCTCTGCGCCGTTGGAGAGGATGATTTTATCGCCCCCTTTCAGCTCCACATCAACTTCAGCCGCGGCCTTCTGAATAATGCTTTTAAACTGGAACGCCTGACGACGCGACGCAGACAAAAAAATCTGGTTACGCTGGTAAGGTTGCGCCACATCGTCACGCAGCGCCATCAGCAGTGCTTCCTGTGCAAAATACCAGGTCGCCCCAATCTGTCGGGATTTCAGGATCATCCTGTTACGTATCCCGGCTTCCCTGCAAAGGGTCAGGGAGTCAAACCAGCCCCGCTGATGCCACTCCAGCCTGCTGATGATTTTTTCCCGCAGTGCGGCAATCTGTTCCGGCGTGAAATGATTTTTGAGTTTTTTCGCCCGGCCTTTCTTTCCTGCGGCCATCACATCCGGCTGGCCATCATGCAGCTTTTTAAGCTGCCGGGTCAGCAGGTCTATTTCCTTAAAGTCACCGCCTGTTTTATTCTGTTTTTCAGTAAGCTGGATGAGGCGCGCATCGATGGACTGCGTGACACGCTGCACGGGTGGCGTTTCATCCCACTGGTCACGTTTTTTCCACGCATAAATCGTGTTCGGGTTTATTCCCATCAGACGTGATATTTCTGCGGGCGGATAACCCTGCCAGTAAAGTTGCCGCGCACGCTGGCGCACAAAAGCGTCCTGAATCATTGCTCCCCCTGAGTAATTACAGGAAGATTACCCGCGCGCGAAACTGTTCTCCTTAACCCTCTGTTCTGGCCGTTTTCTTACAACAAAAGCCCTTTGTATCAGCCTGTTACGCTTTGCCATCATGACTGAAGAACCAGTCAGAGGGGCAAAAACTATGGCTAATGAAAAAAAGACATCCCGCAAAAAGTTTCGCGTGGCTGTCTCCGGATCAACTGTTGATGGCCGTGAAATCAGTCCGGTGCATCTGCGTGAAGCCGCCGAGAACTTCAACCCGGATGTTTACGCTGCCCGCGTGAACGTTGAGCACTATCTCTCGCCATGCCCGTCAAGCGAATTTTCCGCAATGGGCGATGTCACCGCACTGAGTACGGAAGACATTACGGAAGGTCCGCTGGCCGGACGTACTGCGCTGTATGCAGAAATCGAACCGACCGAGCGCATGAAGCAGCTTGTTGCGGACGGCAAGAAAATCTATTCCAGTATCGAACTGCACCCGCAGTTCTCCGTTAACGGGCGCGCCTATCTGGTCGGGCTGGCGATGACCGACACCCCGGCAAGCCTGGGCACTGAGCGCCTGAAATTCACGGCACAGCAACGTCAGGCGGTGATGACGTTTAACAGTATCCAGGGTGAAGCGCCGCTTATCTCCGAAGCCATCGAGTCTGAAATCATCGAAATGGCAGAACAACGCCAGGAAGAAGGCACCCAGTGGTTTAACCGCGTAATGGGGATTATTGGCCGTGGCCGCAAAGCGGATGACGCCAGTTTTTCCCGTATTCAGGAAGCGGTGGAAGGCGTCGCAACGTCACAGGCCGACATTATCGACCGTTTTAATGTGCTGGAAACCCGCCATCAGCAGGACCGCCAGAAAATTACGTCACTGACCACAGAGCTGGCAGCACTGAAGGAAAAACTGCGCACGCAGGACGGCGATCCGCAGAACCGCTTCACCGCAACGGGCGCAGCCTCCGACCAGCTGGCCGACTTCTGATTAGACAAAGGAGCAAATTTTTTATGAATCTGGTGATGTCAGATATTACCCGCAACAAGCTGGGTTGCTATATGGCGCAGCAGGCGTCGCTTAATAATATCCCGGTATCTGCACTGGTGTCGCGATTTACCGTGGAACCCGCGGTGCAGCAGCGTTTTGAAAACGCCTCAAAGGAAAGTACCGAATTTACGAAAAGAATTAACGTGATCGGCGTGACCGACCAGAAAGGCGAAAAAATCCTCCTGGATACCACAGGGCCGATTGCGCGCACGAATACCAGTTATGACGGCACAAAACGCCGTAACCCGAATAACGTGGTTGATCTGAAAAACCGCAAATATCAGTGTGAACAGGTGAACTACGACACGTTTATTTCGTATCCGCAGCTTGATGCCTGGTCGGCACACCCTGATTTTCAGTCCCGCATCAGCGCACAGATTGCCCGACAGGTGGCGCTTGACCGCATCATGATCGGTTTCAACGGCACGTCTCACGCGGATGAGTCCAACTTCAGCACCAACAAGCTACTTCAGGACGTTAACGTGGGCTGGCTGGAGCACATCAGAACCGACGCCAGCGAACGCGTTATGAATGACGTGACGCTGACCTCCCGCAACATGGACAACACCGTGGCGCACGCGGGTAAGTATGCGAACGCTGATGCACTGGTACAGGACGCGCGTTCATCCCTGCTGGATGAATGGCACAAGGAAGCTGACGACCTCGTGGTGATTATGGGGCGCAACCTGTTTAACTCGCTGCGTCTGCCCGTGCTGAACAGCATCAGCGGCCAGAATCCCAATGCGGAATTACTCGCCGGGCAGCTCATCCTGTCATCGCGCACCATTGGCGGGCTGGGCGTGTTCCTTGCGCCGTTCTTCCCGGATGCAACGATGCTGATCACCTCGTTCAACAACCTGTCGATTTACTGGCAGAAAGGTTCAATGCGTCGCCTGATGAAAGACGAGCCGGAATACAACCGCATCGCCACCTACCAGTCCATCAATGACGCTTATGTCGTTGAAGACTATGGCAAGTGCGCGATGGTTACTGGCCTGAAGTTCGCCGACAGCTAATCAACTCACGGCGGGCATCATGCCCGCCTGTAACGGAGAGAAAAAATGATTACTCCTGCACAACAACACTGGCAGAACGTGATGGCACAGCGCGCAGGCCGGGCGAATGAAGGCGTGGACCACGCCGCGCGTACCGCGCATGAAGAGGTGCTGTATCGTCTGCGTCTGGCACAGGCCCGGCTTAAGGGCGTACAGGCCAGAAGCGCGAAAGCCGCCATCAAAAAAGAGTTGTTGCCGGATTTTTCCGGCTGGATTGAGGGAACGCTGGAGGCTGACGGCGGGCAGCAGGATGAAGTGATTGCCACGCTGATGGTGTGGGCGATTGACTGTGGCGATCTTCCGCTTGCGCTGCGTATCGGCGCGTATGTAGTCCGTCACAACCTCATCATGCCGGATAACTTTGGTCGTACTGCTGCCACGGTACTGGCCGAAGAAATCTGTAATCCGGTACTGACGCAGGCCGGGACGGATGCCGACGCGGATTTGTCCGCCTTTATCGAACCACTGGACACCCTCCGGGAGATTGTCACCGACCAGGACATGCCGGACGAAGTGCGCGCCAAATTATGCAAAGCGTGCGCCTTTGCCCGCCGTGGCCTGAGTGATGCGGACAGCATGGCCCTGTCACTGAAGCTGCTGCGCGAAGCAATGCACCTGAACCCGAACGCAGGTGTGAAACGCGAGATTGCAACCCTTTCCCGCGCCCTGAAAAAAGCCGATTCCGCAGCCGAACCAGAAGACGCCAGCGCACAGCAGGCGCAGGACGAAAGCAGCAAAAGTAAAAAGACAACGCGGAAGCCTGCAACACGAAAAACCACCGCGACGCAGAAGGCGAAGCGCGGTTAACGACTGACCCCGTCAGCGGGCGGCGTGCGCGGTGTTCCGGTTTGACTCCGTGACCGTTTACACCGCGCACCCACCGCCCGATTTTTTTTCAGGAGTGAACCCCATGACTATGGTTGCCAGAACTGAACCCGGACCCGCAGAGGACGACATCACCGATACCGATGATGGCGATACCCGCATTTCAGCGGGTGCATTCTGGCCGGATATTGTGCTGCGCGAGCTGCGTCTGGCGGTACGACTGCCGGGGCGCGTGACCACCTCCCGCCTGCTGCATACTGCCACCGGGGCTGTGGCACACGTTACCCGCGAGCTGGAAGCATGGCAGCAGGAACAGCAGGCAGCTGGCCATCAGACGCTGGCCGATGTTCCGGCACCCGTAATTAACGGAGAAAGCGTCAATCTCTGGCACTGGCGCAATGCTGTTTATACCGCCACGCGCGCCCTGATTCTGGAGCGTTATCGTGATGCAGACACTACGGACAAGGGCGACCGCCGGGCGGACGCTCTGGATATACAGACATCGGATTTGTGGCGTGATGTGAGCTGGGCCATCTCTGACATTCTGTGCCGCCCGCGAATCTTTGCGGAGTTGTGCTGATGAAAGTGAAGGCACTGGAAGGCGACACCGTGGATTCGCTCTGTTTCCGGTACTACGGCACGACGCAGGGCGTCACCGAAAAGGTGCTGGATGCCAACCCCGGACTCTGTCAGCAGGTATTTCTGGACGCCGGGCAGGAAGTGGAGATGCCGGAGCCGGAGAAGAAGAAACGAGAAATGATTCAGTTGTGGGGGGAGTAGCAGTGAGCACCATTCAAACAGGGATCACAGAGCAGGTTATTGCGTGGCTCTTTGACCACCTGCCAACGGTGTATGCAGTAGGCGCGGCGGTCAGCATTTCCGCGCTGATGAGCCTTTATGACGGACGAACACTGGTTCAGACCGTAACGGGATCGCTGGCGTGCGGCGTTCTTGCCATGGCCGTGGCCGGGTCGTTGCGCTTCTTCGGGTTTCCTGAAGATGCCGTGACGTTTATCGGCGCATCAATCGGTTTTATGGGTGCAGAGAAAGCACGCGACAAGGTTATTGCGGCCTTTAATCGCAGGGTGAAGGAGAAGGACGAATGAGCAACACATTTAAATTCAGCAGCCGGAGCGAAAAGAATTTGCAGGGCGTAAATCCTGATCTGGTGAAAGTGACCCGACGGGCACTGGAAATCTCGGAAGTGGATTTTGGTATCACCGAAGGGTTGCGCAGCCGTTACCGCCAGAAGCAACTGGTGGCCACGGGTAAGAGCCAGACCATGAACAGCCGCCACCTTACGGGGCATGCCGTGGATGTTGTGGCTTATATCGGCAGCCAGGTGTCATGGGAATGGCCGCTGTACGAAAAAATCGCAGCAGCATTCAGACAGGCCAGCCGGGAACTGAATATTCCGGTGGAATGGGGCGGCGACTGGAAGACCCTGAAAGACGGACCGCATTTTCAGTTACCACACGGAGCCTATCCGGCATGAAGCTCTGGCCCACGCTTGGCGTCGCTTTCCTTCTGACTGCCGGATGGGGAACATCCATGCGTCTGTCGTGGTCGCTGGGCCGGGAGAACGCCAGAAACGAAGCGCAGGCCAGCACCCTGAAAAGTACCGCCGACACCCTGAATATCATCAGCGCCGGGGTACAGGATATGCAGCAGGTGCTGGCGCAACTCCGCGTGGAAAATCAGCAACGCAATCAGGACGGAGAGGTAAGACGTGAACAGCTACGCAACGATATTGCAAAAGATGAATGCGCCCACGCTTTGCCTGACGCTCGTTTTACTGACAGGCTGCGCAGGCACGCAGAACGCGCCACTGCCAGCGCCGTCAGTCCGGCTTATACCGCAGACGCTGACCATACCGGTAACGCCTCCCCCCTTCCCTGACACTCCCACATGGGGAAATCTCGGTATATGGGGCGACCGCCTTCTGGATGCACTGGAAACCTGTAACGCGGATAAACGGGCCATTGAATTACTGGAACAGCGCAGGCTGCAACGACTGAACAACGAAGATAACAACCATGCTGAAAACTGATTCCCTGCGTGAAGCCATGACCCGTTCATGCCGATGGTGTCAGGCTAACCCGGAAAAATTCACCATTTTCGTGGAGAGCGGCAACATTGAAACGACCGGAGAAACCCCATCGTTTGTTTACCGCTATCAGATGGTGATGTTTGTCATGGATTACGCCGGGGAGCTGGACGACCTCACGCTGCCGCTGCTGGCGTGGTTATCCGAAAATCAGCCACAGTTGTTGCTCAACCCTGAGCGTAATCAGGACATCAAATTCTCCGCCGTTATCAATGACGATGACAGCGCCGATCTCCTGTTTACGCTCCCCCTGCGGGAACGCGTTCGCATCACGCGCAGCAGTCAGGGCACACCGCAGGCAGAACACCTGCCGGAGCCAAAACCCCGCCTGCCATCTTCCGAAGGCGACTGGTCGCATGTATTCCAGGATGTGACGTGGGGTGAAAGCGATGGATAAGGCATTCACTCGCGTGGATGAAACCTTTGAGGCCATCCGCGACAGCCTGAATCAGCAGGCCATCAATAACATCGCCAGAAAGCTGGCACAGGATTTACGCCGCGCCCAGCAGGCACGTATCCGGTCACAGAAAGCGCCGGACGGGACCGCATGGACACCACGCAGACGCCACGTAACCCGGATACAGGAGCGCATTCGCTTTATCTGGAATAACGAAGCACGCACGCTGAAAAACTGGCATCACGACACGGGGAAATACGGGCGAACCATCACCGGGTGGGATGAGGATAAAAACAATATCCGCACGTTTTACCGGGATGACATCGACCGCTTTCTGGAAATACGCACCCGGCGCATCAACCAGGACAGCACAAAGCGCGTCCCCATGTTCGTAAAACTGCGCACCGCCCGCTACCTGAAAGCCCGTGCAGATGCTTCCGGTGTGACGGTGGGTTACAGCGGCGTGGCCGCACGTATTGCACGCGTTCATCAGTTCGGTGAGCGCGATCAGGTTGCGCCGGGCATTTTCACCGATTACCCGGTACGTGAGCTGCTGGGTATCAGCCAGGCAGATGAGCGCCTGATTTATAACACGGTGCTGGGCCGGATTGCGGAGGCTGTACGGTGAGCGCAGAACTCATGCGGCTACTGAGCAATATCATCCGCACCGGGATCATCTCTGAAGTTGATGAGAAGTCCTGGCGCGTGCGCGTTCGCAGCGGCGAACTGGAAACAGGTTGGCTGCGCTGGAACACCACTCGCGCGGGAGCCTTCAATGTGTGGCTGCCGCCATCACCAGGCGAACAGGTGGTAATTGCCTGCATTGGCGGCAACCCGGAAACCGCCATGATAATTGGCAGCCTGTGGAGTGATGCCATTCCGGCCCCCGGCAAAAGCCTGAAAGAAATCGTGGTCAGCGCGCCGGATGGCGCGGTGTTCAGCTACGACGCGGACGCAGGCGCACTGAGCGCCAGCGGCATGAAAACAGCCACCCTGCAGGCATCCGTCAGCGTGACACTGGATACGCCCGTCGTGGAATGCACAGACCTTCTGAGAACGGCGACGCTTGACGTCACAAAAGGGGGAAAGATGAGCGGCAATATCACGCACAGCGGCGGCAATTTCACCTCAAACGGCATCACAGTGCATACGCATAAACACGGTGGCGTTAAAGGTGGCAGCGATTCGACAGGAGGCCCGCAGTGACAACCCGCTACACAGGAATGAACCCGGACGGAACGGGAAACCTGAACGATATGGAGCACCTGAAACAGTCAGTCAGGGACATCCTGACCACCCCGCTGGCAAGCCGGGTTATGCGACGGGAATATGGCAGCCTTGTGCCTGATTTGATTGACGAACCCATGAATAACACCACGCGTCTGCAATGCATGAGTGCTGCCGTGATTGCGCTGACACGATGGGAACCCCGCATTGCCCTGGACGCTATCGACGCTGTCTGGAAGGCAGGAGGCCGCGCCGGGGTGACGCTGTCGGGCACTGTCATGCAGACCATGCAGAATGTTGAATTAACCATCACGCTGAGGGAGTAAATCATGCCTGCCGTTGACCTTTCACAGTTACCGGAACCCGCCATCATCGCGGAGCCTGACTTTGAGGCAATTCTGGCTGACACAAAGGCCATGATGATTGCGTCCTATCCCGCCGAACAGCGTGAAGCCGTTTCCGCCGCGCTGGAGCTGGAATCGGAACCCCTTAACGTTATCGCTCAAACCATGTCGTTTCGTGAAATGCTGTTACGCCAGCGGGTCAATGAGGGTGCACGCGCCTGCATGCTAAGTCACAGCGCCGGGACAGACCTGGACAACCTCGCGGGCAATATGAACACAAAGCGCCTGGTTATCACTCCGGCAACGGATACCACCGATGCAGTGATGGAAAGCGACACCTCGCTGAGACTGCGGGCGCAACGGGCGTATGACGGTCTGAGTGTTGCTGGCCCGTCAGGCGCATACGAGTATTTTGCACGCAGCGCCAGCGGTCTGGTACGCGACGCGCGAGCCATCAGCCCGTCTCCGGCCAACGTGACGGTTTCCATTCTGTCCACTGAAGGCGACGGCACAGCAACGGAGGCGTTGCTTAATACCGTTCGCGCCGTTCTGAATGCAGAGGATACCCGCCCGGTGGCCGACCGCCTGACGGTACAGAGCGCCAGAATCGTGACATGGCGGCTGAATGCAAAACTGTTCTTTTACCCCGGCCCGGAATCCGAACCTATTCTGGCTGCGGCGGAATCGTCGTTCAGGAAGTGGCTGGCTGAGCAGGGGCTTATCGGTCAGGACGTGGCGCTGTCAGCCATTGCTGCCGCACTGCATGTGCACGGCGTGCAACGCGTGGAGATAATCGAACCCACACAGAATATGGCCATCAGCGACATACAGGCGGCGCGCTGTGAGTCATTCACCATCAGCGAAGGTGGGCGTAATGAGTAATTCACTGTTACCGCCATCAGCCAGCAGTTTCATGCGTTGTGCCGAAGCCGTCGGGACACGCATTACAGACATTCCGGTAGACCTCAACACGCTGTGGTCGCCGGATACCTGCCCGGTGCATCTGCTGCCTTATCTCGCCTGGGCATTTTCCGTTGACCGCTGGGATCGCAACTGGCCGGAAGAGACAAAGCGACAGGTGATTCGTGATGCATGGCTGATACACCGACACAAGGGAACCATCAGCGCACTGCGCCGGGCCATTGAGCCGCTGGGATATCTCATTCGTGTGTCTGAGTGGTGGGAGTTCGACGGCGAACCCGGAACATTCAAGGTTGATGTTGGCACGCTGGACAGTGGTGTGACCGAGGAAATGTATCTGGAAATGGAACGGCTGATTGCCGATGCCAAACCCGCAAGTCGCCACCTTATCGGCCTGAACATTATCCAGGACATTCCTGGCTATCTGTATACAGGCGGTGTGGTCTGTGATGGTGATGTTATTACTGTTTATCCCGGATAAGTGAGAAACAATGAGCACGAAATTTAAAACCGTTATCACTACTGCCGGAGCCGCGAAGCTGGCAGCCGCCACTGTCCCCGGCGGGAAAAAAGTAACTCTGTCTGCAATGGCCGTGGGTGACGGTAATGGCAAATTGCCGGTGCCGGATGCCGGTCAGACGAAACTGGTGCATGAGGTCTGGCGTCACGCTCTGAATAAAGTCAGCGTGGATAACAAGAATAAAAACTATATCGTGGCTGAACTGGTTGTACCGCCAGAAGTGGGCGGCTTCTGGATGCGTGAGCTGGGTCTGTATGACGATGCCGGAACACTGATTGCGGTCGCTAACATGGCGGAAAGCTATAAACCTGAACTCGCTGAAGGCTCCGGGCGCGCGCAGACCTGCCGCATGGTTATTATTGTCAGCAACGTGGCGTCCGTTGAGCTGAGTATTGATGCCAGCACAGTGATGGCGACGCAGGATTACGTCGATGACAAAATCGCAGAGCATGAGCAATCCCGCCGCCATCCTGACGCCACGCTGACAGAAAAAGGTTTTACTCAGTTAAGTAGCGCAACAAACAGCACCAGTGAAGAGCTGGCGGCAACGCCAAAGGCAGTAAAAGCAGCCTATGACAATGCTGAAAAACGTATGCAGAAAGACCAGAACGGTGACGATATTCCAGATAAGGGCGCTTTTCTGGACAATGTTGGCGTTACCAGCCTGACGTTTATGAAAAACAATGGCGAAATGCCGCTTGATGCTGACTTGAATACATTTGGTCCCGTTAAGGCTTATCTTGGCATCTGGTCTAAAGCAACATCCACCAACGCAACACTGGAGAAAAATTTCCCGGAAGATAATGCTGTCGGTGTGCTTGAGGTTTTTGCAGCTGGCAATTTTGCAGGCACGCAACGTTTTATCACGAGAGACGGCAATGTATACATGCGTAAACTCGCCAATAAGTGGAATGGCACTGATGGTCCGTGGGGCGTATGGCGTCACACTCAATCAGCTACCCGCCCTTTGAGTACGACTATAGACCTGAATACGCTTGGAGCCGCTGAGCATCTTGGTTTATGGCGTAACAGTAGCTCGGCTATAGCTTCATATGAACGCAATTATCCAGAGGAAGGCGGCTTTGCTCAGGGGACGCTTGAGATCCTCGAAGGCGGGAATTATGGAAGAACGCAACGTTATACCACTCGTCGTGGGAATATGTACGTTCGCTGCCTTGCGGCAAGCTGGGATGCATCAAATCCGCAGTGGGAACCGTGGTTAAGAGTCGGTCATCAGTCAGAGAGCCGTTATTACGAAGGTGATTTGAATGTTCTAACCGACCCCGGTATTTACAGTGTTACAGGAAAGGCGACAAACGGTCCGATGCTGGACGCTGCTGGGGCGACATTGCTTGGGATACTGGAAGTAATCAGGCGTTTTGATGGTGTATCTGTCTGGCAGCGTTACACAACCACAGGAAAATCAGAAACCACACAGGGGCGCACTTTTGAGCGCGTCTACGCCGGGAGCACATGGACCGAATGGCGAGAAGTGTATAACTCCTTTTCGTTGCCCCTGAATATGGGGATCGGTGGCGCAGTGGCAAAACTCACCAGCCTGGACTGGCAGACCTACGATTTTGTGCCGGGCAGTCTGATAACCGTTCGGCTTGATAACATGACCAATATTCCCGACGGTATGGACTGGGGCGTCATTGATGGCAACCTGATAAACATCGCTGTTGGTCCGAGTGATGATTCCGGTACGGGGCGCTCAATGCATGTATGGCGCAGCACTGTAAGTAAAGCGAATTACCGCTTTTTTATGGTTCGCATTTCAGGAAATCCGGGAAGCCGCACGATTACGACAAGACGTGTGCCAATTATCGACGAAGCTCAGACATGGGCGGCGAAACAGACATTCAGCGGTGGTCTTTCTGGCGAACTATCCGGCAATGCTGCTACAGCAACAAAGCTGAAAACGGCAAGGACAATTAACGGCGTAAAATTTGACGGCTCGGCAAATATTGAAGCGTTTCCGCCAGGTGTTCCGCTGCCGTGGCCATCAGATACTGTGCCGTCTGGTTACGCCCTGATGCAGGGACAGACTTTTGATAAATCTGCATACCCGAAACTTGCAGTCGCTTATCCGTCAGGCGTGATCCCGGATATGCGTGGCTGGACAATCAAGGGCAAACCCGCCAGTGGTCGGGCCGTATTGTCTCTGGAACAGGACGGCATTAAATCGCACACCCACAGTGCCAGCGCATCCAGTACGGATTTGGGTACGAAAACCACATCGTCGTTTGATTACGGTACTAAATCAACGAATAACACAGGTGCACATACCCACAATGTATCTGGTACTGCAAATAGTGCTGGCGCACATACTCATACCGTTCCATTAAGGAGACCAAACAGTGGCGGTATGAATTTCGACTGGCTGGATGGTGCATCAAGTGGCACGGTGGTGGGGAATGGAACTGTGCCTTCTTCTGGCGCACATACCCACTCAGTATCAGGTACCGCTACAAGTGCTGGGGCACATGCACACACTGTTGGTATTGGCGCTCATACGCACTCTGTTGCGATTGGTTCACATGGACACACCATCACCGTTAACGCTGCTGGTAACGCGGAAAACACCGTTAAAAACATCGCATTTAATTATATTGTGAGGCTTGCATAATGGCATTCAGAATGAGTGAACAATCACGTACTGTAAAAATTTATAACCTGCTGGCCGGAACTAATGAGTTTATTGGTGAAGGTGACGCATATATTCCACCTCATACAGGGCTGCCAGCCAATTCTACAGATATCGCCCCACCGGAAATTCCTGCTGGCTTTGTGGCAGTTTTTAACAGTGAAAATGAATCGTGGAATATTGTTGAAGACCATCGTGGTAAAACGGTCTATGACGTGGCATCGGGGGACGCGTTGTTTATTTCTGAACCCGGACCGCTACCAGAGAATGTCACCTGGTTGTCGCCAGCAGGGGAGTATCAGAAGTGGGACGGCGTATCCTGGGTGAAGGATGAGGAAGCAGAAAAACTGTTTCGGATACGGGAAGCGGAAGAGAAAAAGGCAAGGTTGATCCAGGAAGCAACAGATAACATCGCAATTCTGCAGGATGCAGTTAATCTTGAAATAGCAACAAACGAGGAAAATTCACAACTGGATTCCTGGAGAAAATACAGAGTATTAGTGAGTAGAATTGACACCAGTACAGCTCCGGATATCGTATGGCCAGAGCTGATGAATCAGGGTTATGTGCGGGAGGACGAGCAGATAACTTCAGACTGAAATTTAGTGATGAATGTTGAATCATCTGGAATATCATGCAATACCAATGCATGAGCACCTATTGTGACATTGTTTCCTATACGCACTTTGCCACCAAGAATGGTGGCATTACAACCAATGGTCACATTATGTCCTATAACAATATCCATATCATTAAAATCACCACGCAGCCCAATAGTTACCCCTGGTTTTATTGAACAATTTTCACCGATTGTTACTTTGTGACCGATAACAACACTGTTGAGATAAGAAACATCAAAGCCTTTCCCTATATTTACAGTTAAAGGGACTGTTACATTATATTTATCAAGAATGAAACGTTCTATTTTCCCCGCAATCTTCCGACAGTATCCGCCTTTATCAAAAAGGTATTTGGCTATGCGCCACCAAAATAAATAACGAACTCTTCTATGTTTTATTGCGCGAACAATTGCCTTTCGCCAGGAGAAAGGACGCTCGCTACCGATTACTTCATAGTGAATACAATCTTTAAGTTCATTAATATTCATATCTCTATTATTCAGCATAAGATAATCATGTGACCAATTATTGTAATAATTTTAATGGTATGTTTCTACTGGCTATCCAGCGTGTCTGATGTCCAGTAACAAATCGTTAACACTGGTGCAATCAAATGGTGAGTGTTAAGACTGGCCACTTATTACCAGGTATGAGGGTATGAGTGGCCAGCATTAAATCAGAACAGCCCTTTAACTGAACTGGCCGCGCTGTTAAGGGATGATGTCACTTTATCTTTGAAGCCGGACAGCATATCGCTGAACGATGAGGATTGCAGGCGCTCCCGCAAATCCTCATCACAGCGTTCAAGGGTCAGTGAAAATTCTATCTTTTTCGCCTTACCGTAGCGATCAAACTCGGAACGGGTCGTATTCGTTTCGGTCAGGACATACATGCCGTAAATCTGCCCGACGCCATCAATAAGAGGCCAGGGGCGTCCTGTATACGCCTGCGTGGTCAGCAGCGACAGCGACACTTCGCCACCTGTAATTTCAGGATAAAGCACACCAGAAAGAACGATGCGATCATCACCTGCACCGATATACTGCCAGCTTGCTGAACGGTTAACGCGTTCATTTTTCACATGCCGCCAGCTTTTGTTTTGCTGTAACTGCTGATGCGGCAGCGTGCGCAGCTCAAAAACAAACATGCCGTAGATCATCATCATGGCCATGACTCCTCAATCTTTATCGTAAAAACTGCCACGCCCGGCACGGGCGCGCCGTTCCATTTCTGCCCTGACCATTTCACCGACCAGTTTCGCCAGTTCGCGGGGATTCTGCGTAACAACGTTATGCAGATGAACATGAATTTCACCACCAAATCCGGAGGCAACAGGCTCCCGGTTACGGGAAGTTACAGGAACTGATGCCACTGGAGATCGTATGGCCTCCGCCACCGGGCGGGAGCTGGCCGCAACAACAGGGACCAGCGCCGGAGGCAGCGGAGCCGGGACCACGGGTGTGATATTAATTGCGGGGGCAGGCTTACTGACCTGCGCAATCTTCCGCTCCTGCCACTCTCCACGAACAGCAAGTGCGCGGGGCAGGTTCTTAAAGACAATATCGCCGGGGCCAATGCGTTTTTTCGTCTCATCAACCAGCTTACCTGTGTTATCAGCAATTTTGCTGAGTCTGCGTAGCGTCCCGGTATTGCTGTCTGTGAGCGGTTTGTTGTCTTTGGGTTTATTACCTCCGGTGCCATTGCCATTTTCCACAGGCTTCGGCGGATTGATTTTCGCCAGGTCACCCTGAAGCAAGGCAACCTTGTCCTGAAGAATGGCCGCACGCTGTGCGTCTTCGATTTTCTTGCGCGCTCTTTCCGCTTCATCCGGAAGGACGCCAAGTTTTTCAAGTATCCACGCCAGCGTATCCAGTAGCATTTTTGCAGGTGTCAGAACAAGCTGTAACGCACCGCCAAGAACGTTACCGAATATCTCGCCAGCACTGGTACATTTATCCAGCGTTTCCTTGCTGGACTCCATCGGTGACAGCAGCGATTTAAACCAGTTAAACACCTGGCTGATCCCGCTTCCGATTGTGTCAAAAACAGGACCAAACCGTTCAAAGGTTTCGCGCAACGGGGTCAGCCTTTCCATAATCCCGCTGAACACCCCGGCAAAAAATGCCCTGATGGGATCCCAGTATTTCCAGATAAGAACGGCAGCTCCGGCAAGCGCAGCCACGATAAGACCAACCGGACTGAACAGCGCCCCGATAGCGCCTCCCAGTAAAGAAACGGAACCCGTCACCATTCCCCACAGCGCAGGCAACACCCTGACGACATTCATTGACCGGGTAAGAATGTCAAAACCAAGACGCAGGGTGGCCAGCTTCCCGTAAAGCACCCCAATAACCAGCGACAACGAGCCAATCGTTGCAGTCATTGCCAGCAACGCACCGCCTGCTATCAGTAGCTGGCGCGTCAGTACCGGATGGGCCTGCGCCAGCGAGGTGATTTTTTCAAGCACCCGCGTGAGCCACTGCGTGACAGAACGCAGCGGACCGTCAACCAGATCACTGATGCGAATACGAAGACCTTCCCATGCGCTGTCGAGATTTTTCAGGTCCCCATCAAGATTATCGGCCATTACTTTTGCGACGCGATCGGCCTCTCCCCTTGCCCCCTGCAATTCTCTGGTCAGTTTTTGCAGCTCTCCTGAACCAGCCGCCGCAACAAGCGTCTGCAAACCAACGAACGCCTCTTCTCCGGCGATGTCCTTGAAGAAGGAAACCTGGTCCACCTGTCCGTATTTTTGTGTCGCCTTATAGAGATCAAGCAGCACATCCTCCATCGGGCGCATTTTGCCTCTGGCGTCAGCAACTGACACCCCCAGCTCTTTCAGTGCATCAGCCGCAGCTTTTGGCGGTGATGCAAGGCGGGACAGACTTGCGCGCATGGCCGTACCAGCATCGCTTCCGCGAAGACCATTATTGGCAAGCATCCCGGCCATGGCTGCCGCTTCTTCAAGACTGATACCAAGTTTTGCGGCAACCGGACCGGTATACTTCATGGTTTCGCCCAGCGCGCGTAAATCAGTATTGGTCCGGGTGAATGCTGCTGTCAGCGTATCGCCAACACGGTCCATTTGATCGGCTGTCAGGTTGAACTGTGTGAGGATATTGGAGCCTATATCAGCCGTCTCGCCGAGTTCGACGCCACCTGCCAGCGCCATATTAAGAACACCGGGCAATGCGGCCTGAATGGCCTGCGGAGTAAAACCAGCCATTGCCAGAAAGCTCTGCCCACTGGCGGCATCACTCGCAGTAAACTGTGTTTCAGAGCCAAGTTTTAACGCCTGCTCACGCAGCGCCTTAAACTGCGGGCTGTTTTTGTCGATTCGCGTCAGTGCCTGAACGCGGGACATCTCTTTGCCGAACCCGATCGCAGGCTGCAAAAAACGCCCGGCAGCATAGCCGCCCGCCGTTGCCGCACCAATTGCCAGCGCACCACCTGTTTTCAGTTTTCCCGCCGTTTCCTGCGCGCGCGAATACCGCTCACGCGCCCGTGTTACACGCGCAAGCGCCTGCCGTTCGCGTTCAAGCTGGTTGTTGTACTGTTCGGTGCGTCTGATGGCCTGCTGGATGGTGTTATCGCTGCCTGTCAGGGAAATGCCGTGGCGTTTCAGCTCTCCGCCAAGCTCCCGCATTTTCTGAATTTCCCGTGTGCGCGATTCATTCAGGCGTTCAAGCCGGGTGCTTAACTGCTGCATCAGCTTTTGTTGTTTTTCGCTGAGCACTGTACCCGTGCGTTGTAACTGATTAAGGGCGTTAAGCTGGCGTCGTGCTTTCAATATGCCAGCATCCGCTTTACTGACAGCGTCACGGGCGCGCTCAAATGAACGCGCCTGACGCTCGAGATTTTTGATCGCCCCCTGCGTTCGCTGGATGGAGTCACCAAACTGCCCCATCAGGCGGCGGGCGTTTTCGGCAGGCCGGGTCAGCCTGTCAACGGCGCTGAAAGCGACCCGGATGTCAAGAGTCTTCATTGTCTGCATTCCCGCTGCGAAGTGCCGCCCGCTCACGCCAGCTAACCACTTCGCCGGGCGTCATCATGAAGATTTCGGCGGGCGACCAGTTAAAAATGGCGGCAATATCCGCCACCAGATCTTCGATGTGCTCAAAGCACACCAGGGTGATTACGCTGCCGTCTCCTGCACGCTCTTCGCGCCAGAGTCTGGCTCGCTCATAAAATTTACAGCCACAGCGCACAACTGAATAAAATCGCGTGACGACATTTTTTTAATCATCACTTCATCCAGTCGTGGCGAGGTCACGCGAGGCAACAGCGTGAACATGGTATCCGCTTTCAGATTCAGCACATCAGACAGCGACAGACCACGCAGGGATCCAGCCTGCTCAATAGCCCCGGTGATCTCCACATACGTGATTTTTTCGCCACCACGCTCAATTGGTCGGGTCAGTTTTACGCCACGCTCGCTGGTTTCTTTCACAGTGTCAGCAACGACCGTATTTTCGGTATCGATGTTTTTCGTCACTTTCATCAGGAAACTCCTTTCAGTCAGAGGCGACGCACTGCGCCGCCTGCATATTACTTATCAGCCAAGCCCGAGCGCGGAACGGATGCGATCGGGCACAATGTCCTTGCCGTCCTTCCGGTAAATGAAGTTCAGCAGGTCAATCTCCCACAACGGGCGATCGTTAACACTCAGCTTGTAGTAGGTGTTTTTAATGGCGTAAGTGTGTGATGTGGCTTCGCCCTGTTTGGCTTCCCCCATATCAATTTCCGTCACACGTCCGCGCATTTCGACTTCATACAGGTCGCTTTCATCATCGGTGTAGTATTCACCCGCAAAACGCAGTAGCGTGCCGTCAATCGTGCCGCCATACTTCAGGAACAGCTCACGAACTGCGCCCCCCATGACAAAGCTCGCATCAAGCGCGGAGTCGTCCAGACCGAGATCAATACTTACCGCCCCCATCATGCCACCACCCCGGTAGCTGTCGGTTTTGCGCGTCAGTTTAGGCAGGGTGACGGACGTCACCTTACCCACTTCGTTTTCACCATCCACAAACAGCGTAAAAAAGCGAAGATGTTTTGGTACAGCCATCAGGCACCTCCCAGCACCGCAAATGCGGGACCAAAGAATTCATCAGTAAACGACTGGTAAAGCTCCATGTCTTCCAGCGGAGGAACGGGCGTATATTTGTAGCGAATACGCACACGCCCCTGACGTAAATTCGTGGTGCTGTTATCCACGATGTCATACCAGCACTCCGCGCCAATCAGTTTCCCGGCAGTAACCAGTGAATCCAGTTTTGCCCTGATGGCACTGATAACATCCTTCACGTTCGCAGGCGTCAGTGGACTGTCGATGGTTTCAAACTGCGCTTCCGCAATTGAATCAGCCAGCACCTGTGCAGTTCGGGTATACACCTCAAAGATGTAGGCGTTCGTTTCCGGTGTGCGGTTGCCCCAGAAGCGGAACCCGTTGCGACGAATAATGGTCGTGATTTCTTTGTTGTTGAGGCTGTTGGCATCGCTGTCTTCGGCCTGCAACGACCAGAACACATGCCTGGACATCCCCAGCACATTTTTAACCGGAACATTGGACAGTGATTTGTGCCATCCCTGCTCATGGTCAATGTACGCACGAAGGCCGCACGCATAGGCAGGCGCGGGGAACGTTTCGTTTTTGCCACTTTTCGGGTTGTAGGCGATGAAGTCCGGCCATAAGAGCATCACCTCACGTTCATTGAATTTCTGGCGGTAGGTAATCGCCTCAGCCATCGTGTTACAGCCGTGACATGAGGCATACACAAACGCGCGCAGTTTACCCGCAATCACGCACAGGGATTTTGTTACCGCCTCCGTGTCCAGCTCCGGCGCGGCCAGAATACGCGGACGGTATCCGATGCTTTCATCCTGCTCTGCAACAAGCAGCGCATACATCCCCGTATAGCTGCCGTCAGATTCAGAACCACCGATAACCAGTTGATCCTGCGTTTTTCCGTCTTCTTCTTTGTGTTCAGCCACGCGAACGACGATCACCTTTGTGCTCACCTGGTCTGCGATGGCCTTAAGCGCACGATAAAGCGTCCCCGTTGTTCCGCATTTTCCCAGCACGTCATTGACGCGGGTCAGCAGTGTGGGCTTGTTCAGCGGGAACAGCTCCGCGTCCGCATCATCCGCCATTGCCACGATACCGATAACACTGGAATCAACATCATTAATCGCTGTTACCAGGTCGGTACTTTCCGTAACACGGGCACCATGAAAACGAGTTTCACTCATAGCTTCAGCCCCTTGTATCCGTTAAATGATTCGGCAACAATCATCACCCACCACGCGCGTAATCTCACCCCTGCGCCGTTCTCCCGACCCGGCGACAACAAAAAGCAGTAACCCCCTCTGCACGCACATGCGACCATGCCGCACAGGGAGGGAACAGATGACCGACACCACCATGCAATTGCTCAGTCAGGGCACAGACCCCGTGAAAATGCCAGATTTTGATATTCTCGCGGAGGGGAAAACGCTGTCAGGCGTGGCAGAGCGCCTGATGAGCCTGTCACTGACCGACAACCGGGGATTTGAGGCGGACCAGCTCACCATCACGCTGGATGATGCGGATGGTCAGTTGCAGCTACCGCCACGGGGCGCGCGCCTGACGGTTCTCATTGGCTGGAAAGGAGAACCGCTGACAGAAAAAGGCACTTACATTGTTGATGAAATTGCTCATGAAGGACCGCCCGACAGACTGACCATTTCAGCCAGAAGCGCAGATTTTCGGGATGAATTTAACGTCAAGCGCGAAGTATCCTGGCATGATGTGACCGTTGAACGCGTGGTGTCTGCAATTGCTCACCGATACGGCCTGAAACCGCAAATCAGCGAAATGCTGATGGATATTGAAATCGACCACGCTGACCAGACCGAAGAAAGCGACATGTCCTTCCTTACACGCATGGCGGAAATGCTGGGCGCAATCACCACGGTAAAAAGCGGTAATCTGTTATTCATTATGCCCGGTGGTGGCGTGAACGCACAGGGCCAGCCGTTGCCATCGTTCGCCATCACACGCAGCAGCGGCGATCGCCATCAGTTCCGCATTGCTGACCGCGAGGCGTATACGGGGGTACGCGCTTACTGGCTTGATCTTAATTACGGGAAAAAGAAAAAAGTCAGCGTGAAACGCCGTAAACCGCCAAAACCGAAAAAAGAGAAAAGCAGCAGCCGTGAAGGTGATTATATGGAAGGCGCGGAAGGCAATGTGTTTGTGTTACGCAAGACTTATCAGAACGAGCAGGCAGCAAGACGCGCAGCGGCGGCAAAGTGGCAACAACTACAACGCGGAGCCGCATCATTCTCCATCACGCTGGCACGTGGACGAGCAGAACTCTACCCCGAAATGCATGGCACGGTAACAGGCTTTAAAAGCGAGATTGATAATCAGGACTGGATTATTGCGAAAGCCGAGCACACCATTGATAACAGCGGCTTTACCACGCAGCTTGAGCTTGAGGCAAAAATCCCGGAATGGATAGCGGAAACAGAGTGAGCAACTGGGATGCATTAGTTCAGACACGGGCTAGCATGCTTACGTACGGCACAGAAGCAAACCTAATTGGAGTTTTGCTCTGTGCCTTTCACCGATTGGCCAAGTGTAACCCGCCTTACACCAAGACGAATTATAATCGGCAACAATGTCAGTAGTTACTATAAATGTTTATAAACAAAGATTTATTTCTCCGAAGCTACAAGCACTACACTAAATCTCAGCAATCTTTTTTTTACTGTGCTGTTCTATTATCAACTCTGCTTCCGCTTGGTATTCATGAGCTAACTCTCGAAGAATTCGGGCAAATCGATGAAAGCCTAGAAGTTCCATTGCATCAGACTTAGTGTGATATTGTTGGGCCAACTCCAATTCCGGTTTACCTTCTGGGTCAACAATGTAGACACCACGCGAATTTATTATCGCATTCTTATAACCAGTACGCACTTTATCAAGTTCACGTCTATTCAAAAACTCGGCCAGTTCTGGAAGTATCCAATGCTCGTCATTTGCAGGGCTAAAAATTAATATGCTTCCAATCCTATGATAAGCAAAATCTAAATGGCCTGACTTTTCGCATTCTGTTTGGACAAAATCAAACCAGTTATTAAACGCATTGACATCAAACTTGCCTTCAGCATCAACACCCGGAATCTTTTTCCAATCATCAAGTAAATAGAGTGAGTTTTTGGCAATATTTATTTCACTTTCAGATAGTTCTTTACTTGCTTTTTGAAATTCTGATCGATACGCATATTGAATGACTTCACAAAAAAAACTGGGTTCACTTGCAAGTTTTTTCTCTAATACTTGAGGATGCAACGAATCATTAGCCCCCCTGTTAATTACAGGTAGGTATGCCCATTCAATCTTTACTAAGTCGTCATCTGAAACAGTGTTATCATTTTGAATATAATTCACAAGTTCATTAAATGAGTGAATATCAAACCGCTCAATATTTTCTGTGGTTCTAATTGATTGCAATAGAGCAAGCACAACCTTACTGCTATCAACTGAATTATCGATATGCAAAATTTTAGATAAACAATCTATTGCCATCAAGGGACGGTCTACTTTAATCAAGCAGTCTATAGCAAAATAAATTTCTTCCGTTGAATCACAGCTGTATGCATTAACAAGAGTATTTTTCCAATACTCGAAAGGAAAATCATCAAATGAAGCGTTTAATGCATCCCATGTTTCTTTTTTAAACGGTAACAAAAGAAAAAAAGCAATCTTTTCTTGAGCACTCCAGTCATTAATAACTGTCAACACCCATGATTTTCCTTCTCTGTAGTTTTTAGCCTGTACATAACCAGAAGCAAGAGAATTTTCCTTTTTAATATCACTAACAATAAGTTTTTTCAGTATATCTAAAGGAATTTCTAGATCTTCTGCGACCAGGCTACTACCAACAAACTCAGGCCTTTCAATAGATAGAGAGAATTCTAAGACTCCATCAATACCATTAATAGCATATATTTCGCATATTGATTGCCCTCGTTCTTTTGTCAACCTTTCTTCTTGGTCCCGCCAGTTTCCATTTTCATCAAATAGGAAGTAATTGTTTTGTGCAAAAAGTCGCTTGCTATAAAGCATAGGATCTTCGGGCTTCAAGACTGTAGAAACATCTTTGATTTTTTCATTTTGTTCTGGTTGCATTGCCCAATAAGCACCTGAGAATCTTTTGTTTTTGTTATAAACTTCTAAACATTTTTCCCACACCGCTAACTTCAATTCAGCACTATCTGTTTTTTTAGAAAAATCATACAATAGTTTAATTGCATCATCGAATTTAAATGGCGCTAAACTACCAATATTTTCAACTAAATCAACAAGTCTTAATGATGATTTACTTGCCAATTCAATTGTTAATTGAGTGTATATTTCAATCTGAGTACGGCACTCATCACCCGATGGCCTTTTATTAAAACCGTTAGGAATAAAGTTTCTAAAAGTTGGAATATGTGTGCCAGATGTTACTTGCGTGTTGTTGGGTAGCAACTGAACTAAAACACGCCATGCTGTATCGGGCCACTCCCTTGCCAATGCGTTGAAAGCAGCAATACGTCTATCTATATCAGCTGTAGTATGAGGAAGCCATGGTAACAATATGTTGATTATCGAGTTAAGTGGCCTGTTAGCCCAATTGCCACCAGGATCATGGCTATCCAGCTCCCCTAATATTACTAAAGAGCGAGATAAATAGTTAGGCGCCCAAGCTAATCCTTCAATAGCCCATAGCAGTCCTGTCATATAATTCCGACCTGAAATTCCACCGATACCTTCCTGTGCAAAAAGTGAATCAAATGGCTTGTCTTGGTGAGATGCAGCATTTTCCACTTCGTCGATAAAACAGTCAGGAGCACTTTCCGCAAGCATAACTTGAATATCTTGCGTACTAGCCCATAATTGCCAGCTAGAAGCCGAAAAAACCTCTTTAACCACACTTGAGGCGCAATATTGCCCTTTATATTTTGAGCAATTAGTAAGTAACTCTTGCTTTGTTGCAACTAATGCCAACCCTTCGGATAGTCCTTTCCTTATTAATCGGCTGTGTGGTAAAACCTTCCCATAAATTACTGCTGCATAACGCTCTTCAGGTGCCAGTTCAAATTGTGGGTCGATAGTTTTAAAAACGGATACAACAGTCGTCCGAAACAAATCCAAATGATCATCGAATAATCTTGACGATACCGTTTGAAATGTTTGTATTCTATCTTTAAAACTCCAAGAACCTCTCTCATGAATCAAAGGACTATCTTGCATCCCTTCAATTATTCTTAATTTTCGAATCCAACTGTCATATGACTCACCAATAAGGCTTGTAATTATATCAATATCACCATTATTTTTTTCATCCCAGCAACCGACTAAAACAGCAATCGCTAACTCAGTCGCATAATCAACATTATCACTATTGTATACAATTAAGTTACCAGCAACATTATGGCCTGGTCCGGTATGATTTTGACTAATTGAACTGCAGCTATGAATGTTATCCATAGACACTACCTCGTAATTTTATTTCCACCAATATTATCACCAGTGCCACTATGGTTTTGAATAATGACAGTTGCTGCATGAGGTTTTATAGACGAGAGTATTTTTTGAATTTCACTACTATCCAATAGTTTTCTTTCAATTGCTATTTCACTCATTTCATCGTTCAAAGACAGTTTTTCAAGCTCTTTAGCTAAAGCAGGGGCTACAGCCTCATCAACAACCCAATTTTTTAACTTTTCTTTTATTGAAGTTGCAGTAATCGAAACATGATGTTTAAGCATGTCATAAACTATGCCAGAAAGTATCGCCGAAGATAAAAAATCCATAACAATTTCCTTTAACGTAAGATATTTACTATCCAGATACATTTTAAATCGAAGAAAGAGCTTTTACCACGTATATTTATTGGCTAATAACATGATAACTCGACTATCTGCTATTCGCTTAAAACGAAGTGTTAGTTGGAATTATAGCCAGCACGACCTAGAATAACATCAGCACTGCGTTAAGGGAGGTCGCTATGTTCCGTTGCCCGCTTTGTGGCGCATCTGCCCGCATCCGTACCAGTCGTCCGGAAAATGATTCAAATACCGTGCGGCAAAAGTATTACCAGTGTAACAACCTGGAATGCGGTGTATGCTTCTCAACACTGGAAGCTTTCCATAAATTCACATCGAAACACGCCTCCGGCGTTCACTCTTCAGAAGGTATCCCGTGGCATGAGCTGCCAGCTTCACACAGGGGAAACAATCAGATGAGTTTGCCTTTACCTCAGGATTAACAGGCAGAATTGCCGGAGCAACAAAAAAGCGATAGATTACGCGCGGGTGCCTTTCGGCTGATGGTCGGAGGGAATACCCGAAGGCCAGATGTGGAAAGGCCCCGGAAAACATCTCTGTTTAACCGAGGCCCTAACCGCATTACCTTGACAAGTGAAAGGTTAGCGCCTCTCCGGAAAAGGAGCAAGTGCTATGTCGCAAAAATCGCTTACGGCCATCACGTTCTGCGTGACGGCAATCCTCATCATCTGGATGCTGCACGGTTCGCTGTGCGAAATACGGATGAGCTTCTGGGGAGCGGAGTTTGCGGCGTTCTTACAGTGTAAGCAGTAA